CGAAGGTCTCTCTTTTAGGAAAAGCATATCTGGATCATTTGTTCGAAGTTGAAAAGAAAGAAGGGTTATCATTATCAAAAGAGCGTTTTATCTTTCAGAGTTTCTTTGATGAACATCAAAGCTCTGCTAACAAGCTAAATTATGAGCTGTTATGTGAACTCTCTTCTATAAACAAGGGTATAAGAGTATGGCTGGGCAAGAAGCAGCAAGAGTGACAAGTAATTTCCATGCAACCGGATTGGATGAAGGGTCGCGTCAAGTCTGAAGCGTATTCTGAAGCATCAAAACTATTAGCATCTCAAAAGGCTGCTCTAGCAGAGTACGCTCTCGAAGTGAATAAAGCCGCTTCGACTTTTCGAGACCAACAACAGAAACTGGAGCGAGAGAAGGAGCTCAAACTTCAGAAATCAATGGAAAATCCTCTTGTCTTTATCATGAACCTTAACATAAATCATCTTTCACTTGAATACCAAATCAGATACATTAGATTAGGGTATATTGAGAACAAAGAAGAACATGATAAGGAGTCCGCAGTGATTCAGGACAAACTGCGTGAGCTTCAAGAAGTCGCGCTTGGCCAATACTTAGATGGCAGATTTGATAGGACATCTTTTCCCCTTGTAATTTAGTATCCCCGTTTGATTTCAAACTGGATCGGTTATGGCGTTTTGTTGAATACTGAAGGATCGATAGAGATAGAGTAAGAAACTTTAGCTTTGCTAAATCTTCTTCTATTTGAGATAGCAGAAAGTTCATTAGAGATGTTCAATTGAAGAGCCCCTTCTCTGCTTGGCAAGGATTTACTGCTGGGGGCGCTCTTAAAGATGATGATACCTTTTCAATCGAGAAAGGATTTAGACCTAGTCGGATCTGATATTTACCCTATTCTAGATTGTACACAGCATGTTTAAGACGCTTCGAGTATTTCTGACTTCCAAAAGATGGTTGTACGAGAAACGAGCTCAGGGAATTCAAAGAAGCTCTCCTTCCTGAGAATGACATATGTAAGCTTGTTGGGTTTATGGACTTCAAGGTCTCATCTGTTAAAACAAGATTCTGAGGCGCTGTACCTTGAATTCGGGAATTCATCTCTGAGTCGAAATGATTCGAAAGATTGCCCTTGAAATGAATCTTTAGTGATAAGGTCATGCTCGGGGGCGGGTTCAGTTCAATGGTCTTTAATATAAAACAGATGGCGACTCCAAATCCGAGTAAATTTTCGTACGAAGAAATGGTGGAAGCTATAGACAAACGGGTCGACAAACTTTATCTGCCCAAAGTAGGGTACATCACTGATTTAGACGTTGATAAGGTTCGTATCAATAAGGACGCATATCCGGGTTTCTTTTGTGACATGGCAGCAGGGAATACTAGAGCCTCGGCTACCCACATTTCAAGTCATATAGCTAGGGAGCAGTTGAAACGAATCTACAAACGTAAGACGGTCTCGTTGAATGTTTGAAAATTCGGAACTAAGCCGAAAATGAATAAATTGACTAGTGAGTGGAAAGAGCTCAAAGCTCGACCTATTGCGCTCTGTGATGACATGTTAGTTCGTATCGGGGGATTTGTATCTCAAACAATAACAGACTACTTAGGATTCACACCAAGATCAGAGATCTTCCTTGGGAGATCTTTAGATGGGTATGATTTTAAATGAATCGAAGAAAAGTTTGTTGCTCCCGGTAGAACATATGCCTGTCCTGACTTTTCACAGTATGATAATTACAACTACGAAGAAGTGATGGTCCTAGCTTGTGCGCTGCTCGAACAAGTATTTGAAGAAAGCGAGGTATCGAGGAATTACTTTTATTACATTGCTAGTTCAGTTGTTGACAAACATATAATAATGGAGCCTGGTGTTCTTTACAAGATCATGAAGGGACTCCCATCTGGGCATCCGTTCACATCTTTAGTAAACACACTATGCAACTGAATTTTATGATCAACTACCATCAACAATATCTATAAACGACACGGTAAAGAGTTAGACGACAACTTCAATATAATTTGTTTTGGTGATGATTCTTTATTAAGCTTTCCTGATTGAATAGACCCTAAAGAGATTGACGAGGAGCTGGAACGCTCAGGAATGAAAGTAGATCCGATTTCTGAATCTATCTTTCCTTTCTACACGACCTCGGACGGTCGTGGAGTTCACTTTCTACGCAGACAATTCTGTCTCGACGGGACCTCTTGTTGAGATGGTGAATATATTGTTGACAGGCTGAGTTACATTGACAACCCCAAAGAGACTGAGATATTTTCAATGCTACGTAGCGAGAATTATTTATTCGGCGGTTCTGGAAGTCATTTCACAACTCATATGTTGCGCGGGTTCGTAGAATGAGCAAGAAATCGAATATTCCGAGATCAGATCAGACAGAAAGAATTTTATGATCTTCTTGAGAAGATGAGCGAAGACAGAATGGATGAGATAGCGCGAAGAAATGATACTAGTTATGTGCATAGGTCGTTTTCACTTTGGCAGGGAGTCAATGAAAATGTCACTAATGTGTGTTATTTACCAAGGATAGAAGAGGATCCTTCCTTGATCCGAGTAAGAGGATTGTCTTTCTTTAATTCTGTTAGTAGAAATAGATTCTCCATCAATCACACTAAAGTTCTATGTCAGAAGACAGGAATGTTCTATAAAGATTGTTACAAGATAAGAAGTAAGGATACTAACTACATTCTATACAAACCACCTGACAAACATTCAACGATGATTAATTTGATTCCCTCGTCCGATGTTTCCTTATAATACATAGATGTCGGCAGTTGAGGCCCAGCCAATACCACGGTAAGGGTGACCTATAGCCTGAAGGAAGAGCTATGGCGCTTGGTAAGCATTATATATAGTATATATATGTATGTCCCAT